ATCAAGTAACGAACACCAAGAAATTCCTTTAGAAGATAAGATTTTATCTTTAAATGAAGCTCAAATAAAGCTTATAAAGCAGAAACTTGATGGTCCAAATACAGTTTCTGGTTTAGGGTTAGATGCTTTTAAGAAGCGATATGAAGATTTACAAAGACTCGTAGAGAGTTATGAAGATCATATTCTTCCGTTAAAAGAAACTAACATACAATTAAACAAGTGGACAGCATCTTTGGCTACTGTTAAGCCTGCCTATATGTTCTATATTGATAGCTATGTATTAGCTGACAAAGGACAATGTAAAGACAGAATAATCAGAATAAACCAGGATTTAGCTAAACATGGAGACCTACAGGTAATACTCAACAATGTGCATTATAAGCCTTCGTTTGAGTATCAGGAGACGCTCAATATTATCTCATCTGATGAAATATCTATTTTCACTGATGGAACATTTACGCCAACTGCTCTATATCTTTCTTACCTGAGATACCCTTTATATATTGATAAAGCTGGGTATATCAAATTTGATGGATCTGAATCTACAGATCAAGACTGTGAACTTAAGAATTATCTAGAAGATGAGTTAGTTGACTTAGCAGTTGAAGCTCTGGCACAATATACAGAGAATCAAAGTGCTGCTCAAAGCGCTCAATATAGGATAAAAACTGACGAATAAACAATTTAAACTTTAATAAACAATGGCTAAAAATGATGCACTAACAACCCTTTTCGTTCTTCCAGTAGGCAATAGCCTGCCTAGCTCTGGATCTACGCAAAATCTAGCACCTGGTCAGGTTGGGGTTTTCAAAAATGACTACACTGTTGCCAACGCTGGTAACATTGCTTCTGCTCCATATTTCTATGTAGCACAAGGACGTATTAACACTTACCTTCAAGGTTCTAAGAGATCTGACAAGATTGCTGGTTCTTTGAATGCTGGTGGTAATTCAAACGTAACTGATTGGTATAAAGTAAGTGGTTGCCCAGTGGCAGTAACTCAGGTAACTGATGTTTCTAATTGGACAGCAAAGTGTGGAGACATTGTCACTTTGACATTGCGTGCTCACTCTTCTTATTTGGATACCTTGTATTTCAATGGTTTCACACGTAGTGTAACTGTACAAGCTCCTTGCTGTAATTGTGGTGGAGACCCATGTGCCGATGTAGATGTTCCTTCATTGATTGATGCTTTCATCTTCAAATTGGAACAACAAGCTCCTGGTACAAACCCTGATAACATCAGCTTGAATGATTTCTATCAGTTCCAACGTATAGGAAATGATGCTAATGCAATCCTGCGTATTTCTGGTAAGGCTCTTACCAAATATGGTCAGCCTTGCGATGTTGCAGCATTCCCTTATGAGTATGACAGAATGTACTTCCGTACCTTCGTTTACTCTGGTCCTGCTACCACTGCTGACTTTATTGTAGCTGACAATTGTAACTTAGTTGCAACAGCCGCAGTAGTTCAACGTGCTGACTACCCTAAAGGTACTTCAGACGAGATTAAGCAATTGGAGAAGAACTATTACAGCTACCAAGCTGGATATTTGAAGCATTTGTACAGAATGGCTGGTTATAACGAGAACTTTGAGTCTTGGGTAACTGATGGTACAAATTATGATACTCTCTACATTCGTTTTGTAGAATTCGGTAAAGGTAACTACACTTGGGGTGATTATATCCCTGAGGCAGAGCAAGTTATTATTGCTGGAGCATCGGCTGATCTTTCTGCCATCCAAACTGTCCTTGAGGCAGCTTTAGGTGCAGCAGTGAACGATAGCCAGTGTATCACTACAACGTCTACAACGACAACTGTTTGGCCTACAACTAGCACAACTACTACATTACAACCGTAATAGTTACTAGATGAATAACCTAAAGGGAAGGGAGTAAAAAACTTCCTTCCCTTTTTTCTTTTAAACCCTTTCATAATGGCAACTTTGAATCTAGACATATTAGTAATCCAAACATTTAACTCTCTTACGTTAGGTATAGCTGATATTTCTACATATCCTCCTACACCTCCTATTTCTCAGCCCCAAATAAATATTGTCATTCCTAACGGATTTGGCAGTGTTACTCTCCCTTTTGTTCCCAACGACTTTAACGTATTCAATTCTGCCAGTTTAGGATTAAGTGATCCTTTATCTGGTCTTACTCCTCTACCTGATGGTGTGTACACTCTAACGTACAGCATCTATCCTAATGCTCAGAACTTTGTCACAAAGACAATAATGAGAGTAGAGCAGCTTCAAGAAAAGTTTGATGAGGCTTTCATGAAACTAGATATGATGGAATGTGATTATGCTATAAAGACCCAGGCAAAGGTAGAACTGAACTCAATCTATTTCCTTATACAAGGAAGTATTGCCGCAGCTAATAACTGTGCAGTGGATCTTTCAAATACACTTTATATCCAAGCTAGTAAACAACTGGCTAATTTTATTAAAGGTAATTGTGGATGCTCTGGAAACAATTATATCGTAAACTTTAAATAAACCAATATGGCTAAGTGCTCTAAATGTGGCGCACAACAAGGATGTTCCTGCCAACTAAAAAATGGACTGTGTCCTTCATGTTATTCTATCTCTTTACAAGTTAATAATCCTAATACAAATGCTCAACCCAAAACTAAATAATTGTGTTGACTGTACAACGATTCCTGTATTACTTAAGGACATTGACTGTAAATTAACTCAATTAGCAAAGACTGAATATAATAACATAGTGTTTATATTGAATCTCTATCTTCCAGGACAAGTATTTTTTGACCTCCTGAACTATAAGAGAATTCTAACATATAAACTCTGTAACCCTGACTATGCTTGTAATGTTTCTATACAAAAAATAGCCAGTAAAGTAAAACTCTTAATTCATAAATAAAAAATCAATGTGCTCAAATTGCTATAACGGATGTACTGAAGTAACTTCTGACCAGTGTGTAAGATATACTGGTATAGATGTTCCTGTTCTTGGTATTCAAAATGGTGATAGCCTTTCTTATGTAGAACAGGCTCTTATCACATTTTTAAGTTCTACTCTTGATGGAACAGGTATTAAACCTACGATTCCTACAAATATCATTTGCTCTCTTGTACAAAGCTATCTTCCTAACTGTGAGGATATTACAGCAGTTAATTTGTTTGAAGCTTTGATTCAATCAGCTTGTAGCTTACAGGCTCAGATTACAGCTATTGATGCCACCCTTACTACTCTCAATGCTCCTTATGTAACAACATGTCTTGCATCAGTAATTGGCCCAGATACTCATAGTGTACTTCAAACAGCTATCAATAACCTCTGTACTACTAATACAAATTTAGCTGCTTTGTCATTAGATGTTTCTACAAACTATGTAAAGCTTGCTGATCTTAACACTCTGATTGCTGCATACCTTGCATCAATTGCTCCTTCTGCTAACTATTCTAATAGAATGGTTCCTTACGCAGTACAGGAGTATTGGGGACCTCTTTCTAACTTTGATTTGTCTGGCGCTGGTATTGGACTGTTTGCAAACATCTATTTATGTAATGGTAATAATGGTACACCTGATAAGCGTGGTAGGGTAACGGTTGGTGCAATTGCTGGTGTACCTGGAGGTACTTTAGCTCCTGCTGTTAATCCAAGCTCATCTACTTTCAATCCTAACTATGCACTAGGAGATACTATCTATGGTACTAATAGTGTTATTCTTGACACCACTACAATACCTTCTCATACTCACCCTATTACAGATCCAGGTCATTCCCATTTTACTGTAAATGATTATCAGAATCCAGGTATTAATCCTGTGACTAATGCCTTTCCTATGGCTAAGTCTTTCTTGAACACCCTGAATGCTGACTATGAATTAATGACTGGTATAGCTCCAGCTACATTATCACCTACTAATACAGTTCCTACTGGTATTACGCAGGCTAATGCTACAGGTGGTGGACTTCCTCATGATAATAAGCAACCAGCGATAGCTTGTTACTATATCATGTACATTCCTTAATCTCTAAATCAATCTAAATGAATTGTGTCCCAGGAATGCCTTGCTGGCAGAATACTGAAAATCCAGATACTGATTGTAATGAAGAGTGTTTTACTGAATGGGTTCCATGTGGATGTGAACCTTTCAGAATAAATAGTTCTGATGTAATATACTCAGGTGCTAATCTCCCTTGTACAACAATCAATTTTGGTGATAATCTTACGCTTATTCTTAGTAAGCTAGAGGTTGATCTTTGCTCTCTTGGTGGAGCTTCTGTTCCTAAAACTCGTCTTCTTACTATTAATGGTGTAGCTCAAGATTTGTCTGCTGACAGAACTTGGAATGTAGGTGATTTATTGTCTACAAGCAGCTATGCTAATCCTACATGGATTACATCATTAGCCTTCTCTAAAATAACAGGTGTACCTCCTTTTATTACTCTCACTAGCCTATCTGCTGGTGTAGGTATTAATTATAATTCTGGTACAGGTGTTATTACTAATACAGCGCCAGATCAAACAGTTGGACTCACTGCTGGTGCTGGTATATCTGTTGCAGGTTCCTATCCTAACTTTACTATCACTAATACATCACCTGGTTCAGGAATAACTCTTACTGCTGGAACAGGAATTATTATAGGTGGCTCTTCTCCTAACTTCACTGTTACCAATAGTGCTCCAGATCAAATAGTAGTACTTACTCCAGGTACAGGAATTAATATCACAGGATCTTATCCTAATTTTAGTATCATAAACACAGCTCCAGATCAAGTGGTATCTATAGGAGCAGGCACAGGTATATCCATATCTGGAAGCTATCCTAATTTCAATGTAACAAATACAGCTCCTGACCAAGTAGTAAGTCTTACGGCAGGTACTAACATTACTATCACTGGTAGCTATCCAAACTTTAATATATCAGCATCTGGTACAGTTACTCCTCCTGGAGGATCTAATGGATCAGTCCAGTTTAATAACAGTGGTGTATTTGGAGGAAATAGTAATTTTGTTTACTATCCAGGTAGTAATGCTCTTATACTTACAGGATCAGGTGGAACTACTGTAGCAATTGGTGCTACAAATACTGCTGGTTCAGAATATTTACAATTAGGTGATTCTACTTATGGAACTGTAAGTCTTGGTATAGGAGGTCTTAGTTATGTAGGTTCTAACGCTGGAAATTTTTATATTCTTTCAGAATCAGCATCAGGATTTACTGGTAAGATTAATTATGTTACTGATATAGCTCACGTCTTTGATTCCAGGCTTTCTAACACTGCTGTAATAATCAAAAGAGTAGGTACTAGTAATCCTTCTGTAACAGATCAAATATGGAATCTAAATGGATTCTTAGTACAAGGAGCTGCTGCATTTCCTACCTTTCCAGTAAATGTTAATGCTCCATATACAGATAATGGTAGTCCTAATGCTTATGGCGCTGGTGCTAACTCTGGAACTATTTCATTTGGATCTAGTGCTGGAGGAGATGCTAATTTCATTCCTAGAATAGATGTATTCTTAATGTACTTCTCAGGAAGCAATAATACATATATAACCTTCACTATTGAAAGATCAATTAATGGAACTTTCTCTGATGCTGTCACTATATCAACAATGCAAGTAAGAGTTGTAAATAACGTGAATATTGGTACACCTGTTCGTCTTGTAGGTATTGATGGCTCTAATACAGGTAACACTGGAGCTACTAAAACGGCTACTAAGTACTATAGAGTGACCTGGACAACTAGTGGATCTAACTTCAGTGTAACTACTAATGCGAATTGGACTCTAAGCTGGTTATACGGGAATTAATATTGAAAAAGCTCTACTGTTATTGGTTTCGGTAGAGCTTCTCCCCTTGGTGGAAACACTAAGGGGAGTTTTTGTTTATAACGGGCTTAATTATTTACAATAATCAAATTAATTAAATAAGTTTGGGAATATCAAAAGTTTCTTCCTATCTTTACCACTGATTTAACTAAAACATCATAAAATGAGCCAAAATCAGGATTTATTGAACCAGCTCTCTCAGCTATTGAGTTGGAAAAAGTCAAAGAGTTTTTATGCAGCAAAATTAAATATATCAGAATCAGAAGTAGAAGAATTGTTAAAAGAACTAAAAGGAGATAAGGAAGAGGAAAACGTAGAGGTAACACAAAAGGTCAATGTAGAAAAGGGTACATTAGAAAGTACAAGAGAATCAGTATTTGATCCTAAAACCGTAGAACAACTAGCTAAATTACACAAAATTGACCTTTCTAAGTATAAGATAAGTAACTATTGGTCAAAGCTTAAATCTAACGGTAAATTCACATCCTCAGTATTTGCCACCCTTAAAAAGGCCAGCAATGACTACACTCCAGAGGACTTTGCTAAATTCCTTAAAACCTGGGAACCTAACATAGGTTATGATTTCTACTACCATGAGGTGGGTGGAGAATTAGAAAAAGAGGAAGTAGATGTGGAACTAAATATCGCTGACTTCCATTTAGCTAAAAAGACCTTCCAGGGAGATACGCTGGAAACAAAGGAGTTTGACTATTACAGGACAGTTAATAGCCTTATCAGTAAAATAACTGCTAGCTACAAGATTAAGAAGCTAGTATTCCCTATTTCAAATGATTTCTTTCACACAGATAATGTACACAATCAAACTACTGCTGGCACACCTCAAGATGTCACTGCATGGTATGATGAAGAATATGAGAAAGGATTTGACATACTGGCGAATGCTATCAATTTTCTGGTTTCACAGTGTGAAGAAATGGAAGTAATCCTTGTACAAGGGAACCATGACAAAGCTAAAGGATTCTATGTAGCTCATGCTTTGGAAGTGTTTTTCAAAGGATATAAGAAAATCAAATGGCAGAGACAAGCAGCCAGAGTTAAACATACAGTGGTAGGAAATACCTTCATTGGTTATCACCACGGTAATGCTTGTAAATTAGATGGTCTTCCTATCCTATTTGCCACCTCACCAGAGAGTGCTAAGGACTTTGGAAATGCTACATATAGAGAAGTACATACAGGTGACAAACATCATTATATGGCTAAGGAAGTTACAGGATCTGGAGTTAGAATTCAGCAAGTACCTTCATTATCAGGCCATGATAGATACCATGTAGACAATGGCTTCATAAACCAAATTAGAGCAGCCTTAGCCTTTGTATATCATCCTACACAAGGAAAGATTGCAGAATTTGAATCAAGAATTTAAAACATATGTCAATAGCAAGAAAATTAGTTTCAGATGTAAGAGCCACTCATAAACTGTTATCTACAGATAACTTGATTACTGATCGTGCTGTATTATCTGAGATAAGGAACAATACTATCAAGCTTGTAAAGAGAGAAACTAACATGAGGAAACTCTGGGCAACAGACACTCTCTTTACTACTATTCCATGTTTGGAAATGATTGAAGTTCCTATTTCTGAATGCTGTGACTATGTAGATCCTTGTACCGTTAGTAGAACTAAACTCAGACTCCCACGTATATCTGAAGGTAACTATCAGTATATTATACAAGGGGTATGGAGCATTAATGCTATGGGAGGGAAAGGAAAGAAACTTAAGGAGATAACTATCAATCGTTATGTAAGTCTGTTAAAACTTCCTATCATTAAGAAGGAGGTTTATTACTGGATTGTAGATGGATATTTGTACACAAATGATCCTCTATTGAAAGCTCTTAGGTTAGCAGCCTTCTTTGAAGAAGATGTTCCTAATGAGATAATGTATCCAGATTGTGAGTGTGGTGGAAAGAAATATACTAATGAGGAAATATGTAAGAATCCTTTAGATAAAGAATTTGCATGTCCTGGGTATCTTGAAAAAGATGTATTAGAACTTACCTCTCAGAAATTACTAAATACATACTACAGAATTAAAACAGACCTCACTCAAGATAATGTAGATGGACAGGCTCCTAATACAACGAATGCAAACTAATGAGAGTAAAGGTAGATTGGTCAAGTGGCAGCAAAGATAACTATGTAAGCTTCTGCAAAAAACATCCTAACATAAAGGTTAGTTTTGACCAATGGAAGAAGATTGTATATGAGTTTAATGAATCTTTCAAAACTTATATACTAGAGACGGGAGAAAAAGCTAGAATTCCATCTGGCTTCGGGGAATTTACAATTACAAAGAAGAAGAGGAAGAAAATGAAACTTGGCCCTGATGGGAAAGAAAGAATCAATCTTCCTATTGATTGGCAAAAAACAAAAGAAAAGGGTAGATACATATATAACTTCAACTACCATACTGAAGGATTCTTCTTTGGATGGAAGTGGTTTAAGAAGTCAACTAGATTAAAGTTTGTAGACTTATGGTGGTTTAAACCAGCAAGAGCAACTTCAAGACTTCTTTCACATTATATAAAAACCGATAGTAAATACCAGTATTTATATCACGAATGGAAGTAGTCTACTAAAACACAACACATGTCATACTATTACAAATACGCATTTACTAGCCCAGAAGGAGTTTATTCCACTGTAAAAGAGGAATTTAAAAGCTACTTTGATACAGGTGCTGTAGATGATTTAATGTTTCCTACCTACCTTAATAAATGTTTAAATAAGCTAGGTAGGTCATCTTATGCAATTGTCCCACAGATGTTGTATATAGATCATTTTGAAGCTCGTCTTCCAGATAATTTTTATGCTGTAAGAGAAGCTTGGTTATGTACTAATGTAAATGGCTTCCCTGTACAAACAGCTAATTCCTTTTATTCTCAGGCAGCATCTCAGACAACCATTCAAGTTTCCCCTGTTATATCAGGAGGAAAGGCTTGTCAAAATGTAGATTGTGCTAATGATAGTTGTGATGGTACTCAGTGTATGCCAGCTCTCATCCAAGCTGTATATAAAACTAACAATGCTGTCACCCAGACATTTCATAAGCAATATCTCTTAAGACCAGGTAATATCTCTAGTCATAAGCATTGCTCTTTGGATTGTGCTAACTTTGGATCTAATGCTCCTGATAGCTTTGATATTAGGGACAATAAGTTTGTTGTAAACTTTAGACATGGTCATGTATATCTATTGATGTATGTAACTGACTATGATAATATTGGAAATCAATTGATTCCTGATAACTACCGTATTAAAGAATTTGTAGAACATTTTATCAAGTACAAGGTGGTAGAAACTCTTACCAACCAGGTTAATGATGAAACTTTCAATCAACTTCAACAGAAGCTTGGTTATTACAAGAATTTAGCAGATGAGGCATATATTATGGCTCAGATGGAAATCCAGAAGCAAACAGCTAATGAGAAGATAATGTCCATCAAAAAGAACTTGAATAGTTTCAACAAATATGAGCTTCCTACTAGAACTTATAGATATGGATGGAGGCGTAATGGTACTCAATAATGGCTGATCAACAAGAAGGAAATATAAGACAAGAAAGCACTGTAGCCAGAGCTGGTATGAATATGGACTCTTCGGTAAATCAAGTACCTAAGGGCCAGATTACATATGGTTTAAATGCTTCTGTAGAAAACTTTGATGCTAATGGTATTTCCTATCAGAATGAACCAGGTAATGAATTCTGTTTAGAATTTCCTGAAGACTTTAAGGTGATAGGTAATCATTTCATTCCTGAACAAAATAAACATATCTTCTTTCTGGCTAATCCTTTAACTAGTGATTCCCAGATAGGATATATGGATAATAATGACTGTGTCTACAGAATCTACATCCATGACAAGTGTTTAAACTTCAGCGAGAAATATCCTATTAAAAAGTGTGTACATAAGATCACCAACTGTACCACTGAGATCTACTGGACTGATGGATTAAACTCCAGAAGATTCCTAGATTTGAATAATATTCCTTATCTGACTACTATTGGTGGTACTGTATGTGAGGTAACAACTTCTACAGCTATTGATTGTAATAAGCTTAAGATACAGCCTAACTTCTCTATCCCTGAACTTGAAGTGGTAGATGTAGTTAATGGAGGTAATAATTTAGCAGGAACTTACCAGTTTGCAATAGCCTACTGTGATGTAGCTGGAGATCAGTACACATCATACTATTCAGTGACCAACCCTGTTCCTTTAGCTAATATTCAGATTGACACCCTCAATTTTAACTACCAAGTTAATAAGTCTATTGTAGTAGATATTAAGAATATTGATGTTACAGGCTATTTCCAGTATTATAATCTGGCAGTTATAAAGACTATCAATGACATCACATCAGTGGAATTGGTTGGTACTTATTTGATTGATCAAAAGACTAAACAGGTAATTTACAGTGGTCAGAATCAAACTCAGATTAAACTGACTATTGATGATATATTTGAGAAGTTTCCTTATTATGATATTGCTCAAGATGTAACAGCAGTACAAGATGTATTAGTATGGGACCAATTAACCTCCATTGATAGGATTAACTACCAGCAAATTGCTAGCGGTATTAGACTGTATTGGGAATCTTATAGAATTCCAGCTACAGAGAATTATAGTAGTGAACTAAATGCTGCCAACTTACGTGGATATTTAAGAGATGAGGTGTATCCATTTGAAATTACCTTCTTATTAGATAATGGTAAGCAAACTGATAGTTTTCACATTCCAGGTAGAGAACCTCTTCCTCAAGACCTACCTACCATCTATCCTTCTAATGAAGACTTTATAGGAACTCCTGATGAAACTACAGGGGGTCTTCCTACATGGAAAATCTATAATACAGCTTCTGTAATTGAAACTAATCAAGCTTATACAGGACAATCTGATTACAAAGGATCTTACCAAGTGGGTGAATTTGCTTACTGGGAATCTGTAGATACATATCCTTGTAACACTGATTTATGGGGTGATTTAGCAGGACAGCCTATTAGACACCATAAATTTCCAGATGTGTCTGTTAGTCCTATATTTGAAAGTTCTTTCTACACTACAGGAAACCCTGTCACTCCAGTTATGGAAGATAGGGCTGTTTTCCCATTAGGGGTGAGAGTTGATATTAATCGTATCTATCAATTAATTACAGACTCTAATTTAACAAAGGATCAGAAATCTGCTATTGTAGGATTTAAGATTACAAGAGGAGATAGAAGTGTAAATAAGTCAGTAGTAGCTAAAGGTATTCTTAGGAATGTAGGTAAATATACCAGAGAAGGTACAGATTACTACTTCCCTAACTATCCTTATAATGATTTGAATACAGATCCTTTCATTCTTGCAAAACCTAATGCACTGAATGCCATCTGTAATAGCTATCAATTTACAGCTAACCAAGCTGGTGTATATCAATATACAGATTGCTTTACCAATCTTGCACAAAGTGCAAACATGTCCAGTGGAGAACTTATTACAGTGTGTTCACTTACTGTTCCTGTAGTTCCAGGTAATCCTACTATCACTCAATTGAATGGTGATAACTATACACTTACAGCAAAAACTAATCAGTTTATAGTAAGCTATACTGATGTTTTAAATGCTCATCATTCTGTAGTTGTAGTTCCAGGTAACCCTATCACTGTAGAAGTTAAATCTGCAACAGTACCAACAGTTGTTCCTTTTATAGGAGGTGCGGGTACAATTGTGCAAATAAATTCATTTAAAAACTCTAGATGTTATCCAGATCATTTATCAGCATTCTCTACAGATGATAGTAAATATAGATTTGTATTCAACTCTCCTGAGACATCATTTGGACAACCTTATTTAGGTAACATCCTTAAACTTGAGAATGTTGTATTTGGAGGTGGAAAAGCACACTTTGTAGAAGTAAAGAAAAATGCTCTCTATAAATTGCTTACAAAAGAAGCACAAGAGGATGCATTAGCTTCTAGCTTTGCTATTGCTAATATAACATCTCCTTTCAGTGCTTCAGCAATGTTCACTGCATATTCTGCTTATCTTCAAATATATATAAATGGCATCACCCGAAAAAACTATGGATGGAGCTACAACTCTATTGCTGATTATAACTACTCTGCTCCTATTCCTAACGGTAATGGTATAAAACAAAGACAATTAGATATATACCAATATCTGATTCCAGCAGTTCAAAGTGTAAATGAAACCAATAACATTGTAGTTAATAACTACCAACGTGAGTCTTCAGTCTATCTTAAAACTGATGGAACTAAAGATCCTCTACCTTTTGCTGAACAAACTCCATCTATGATTATACCTGGAGGAGGTAGCTATGTAACTGATAAATCAAGATATATTAACTCTCAACAAGATTGTACAAATCCTGGTAATCAGTTTGATATTAGTGTAGTGAGCTATTATGCTTCTCTTAAGAATGAAGCTTTAAACCAGTGGGGTGAAATCTACACTTATGATACTATTGATACAGGATTTCAATCGTTCTTAACTGATGGAGTGGATACAGGTACAGTGTTTGGTGGAGATACCTTTATTGGTAAATTCTCCTTTAAAACTAAGCTTCCTTTCTTTATTGACAATAGAGTGGGTGCTCCTGATGATAGTGATATATTCTATGATGAGATAGGTAATGTTGCTTACCCTGAATACTGGCATTCAGCAAGATCACTTCTGTTTGACTACAAGGTGGGAACTACTACAGTGTATGGTAAGAATCTGATTTCTATAAAAGCTCATTATTTAGATTGTCCTAATAATCAGCTTCCAGCGCCTGATCCTTCACAGACACCTCCTATAGTTAATCCTAATAGGACATACTATGATGGTAAGATGTATATGTTTGCTTATGGAATTCCTACATTCTATGTAGAAAGTTCTATTAACGTAAACTTAAGACAAGCATTTAATAACAGAGAGGGTGACTTCTATCCCCATGTAACCAAAGGAATTCCTGATGATTGGGTACAAGAATACTTTGTTCCTATTGCCCAGGATAATACATACTATTACAATGTTAGTTATTCAAAACAAAACAAGGAAAACTACTTCTCCCATCTTCCTGTTAATTGGAAATCTGAACTGTGTTATACATATTTTCCTTTCAGGACTATATACTCAGATCCTCAACAGAGCTTCTCTGATAACAAGATAAATAGTTGGTTGATTTACAGACCTATCTCTTATTTCGATTTCCCTCAGAACTATGGGAAATTAGTATCTTTGGATGGTATTGAGAATAAGGCTGTATTAGCTAGATTTGAGAATAAGTCCCTGTTATACAATACATTGTTAACAGTAGATACATCTAATCCTAAAGCTGCATGGTTAGGTAATGATACTTTATTTAGAAGTGCTCCCCCTATCGACTTTGCAGAAACAGATTTAGGATTTGTAGGAAGCCAACATAAGTTCTTATTAAAGATTCCTCAAGGACAAATCACTGTAGATGCTAAAAGAGGACAGGTATTCCTTATATCAGGAAATGGTGTAAAAGACTTATCACAGTTTGGAAGCGGATTAAACAGATTCTTTACTGATCATTTACCTTTTGAAATTCTGAGATATTTCCCTGATGTAGATATTGATAATGCTTTTGTAGGTGTTGGTTTACACGGAGTGTATGACTCTAAATATGATAGGGTGATTATTTCTAAGTTGGATTATATTCCTACCTATCCAGGTGTGATGTATGATTCTACTAACAAGGAATTCTATATAGAACACACCTATCCACAAAATAGCGGTAATCCTCTTGTAACAAGAGAAGTGGTAGATTTAACAGATCCTCTCTTCTTCTGTAATAAGAGTTGGACTTTGTCCTATAATGTTAATACAGGTAGCTGGATTAGCTTCCATAGCTACATCCCTAACTACTATATAGCAGAAAATAACTTCTTCTATTCAGGTATTAACAATGGTTGTGATTTGGAAGCATTGGCTATAGCTGAAATACCTCCAACTACAACTACGACAACTACTACCAGTTCAACAAGTTCTACAACAAGTACGACAACTTCTACATCAACTAGTACAAGCACAAGTACAACTACGACTACCAGTACAACTACAACAGCTCCTCCTCCAGTAAATACATTCTACGGATCATTCAACATATTTACTAACGGGAATAATAACAATATGTATAATTTGTCAGGTACTAATCTGACTCCTGTTTCTTCTGTAATGCCTCCATTTGATTCATCAGCAGTAGCAGTTAATCCTACATTTGTTTCATACGCTTCTCCTACTACATTCACTTTAGTGGTTAGTGGAAGTCATTCAATTAATGGTGATATTAGAATTAATAGCAACACTGCTGTTTTACATGACAATGTTAGTTCAATAAACTATCCTTGTGTTGTAACCAATGACAATACACCAGCTAATGCTGTAACATTAACATTCACAGTACCAGGTACAGTAAGTGGACATTCATTCAACTTCCTGGGTACAGTAACATTTGACGGAGGATAACATGAGTAAAACTATCACTATAAAGCTAACGAAAGCTGGTAACAAAACCAGCTTATTCTCCATTTCTGATGATTTGGGGAATTTGCTTGCTGATCAAGTTCCTAAACAACAGTTAATCAATGGAATGTCATTTGTTGTAAATGACAGTGTCAAAGTGATGATTCTTAAGACTGTTGCTGGGAATTGTGTAAAGGTATTAAATATGCCTATTGTCACAATGCCTTTAGATGAGGTGGCAGCTATCCAGTTTCAGGATGCTAATACAGGTAGTTTGTGGAGACATCTTACAAACCCTCTATTATACAATTCATTCTTTGGAAGTGTTGCTCCTTATATACTAGAGTATCCTTTCGCTTATCAATATTATGATGAGATTCTTCAGAATGTAAAAGACTACACAAAGGTATATAAATACCTTCCAGATCAGTCAGTATTTAACTATAACCGTAGGATACAGACAGATAATGATTATTTCAATAAGGCTGTACTGTACAATGACCAGCAGTCTTCAGGAGTATTGGAATTAGTTCCAAAGCCCCAGAATAACCTCTCGAAATATTTATCCTATCCTATATATGGAGTTTCAAGTAAAACTATTACCTTTACCAAAAGGGACAATTTTTACCAATACAACACCTTCTGGTCATTAGTAGTAGATAAAACTCAACCCTTGTTTATTACTTCCTGTGACTATCTGTCATTAGATAAAGTGGTAAATCAGGATAATATGGACTATTCAGTTAGATCCTTTAGGAAAGATAAAATCAGGGCTAAAGACCTGAAAGTTAGACATATACTTGACAATAGAAGTGACATCCACTTAGTAAGTCAATTCATCATTACTCCTTCACAAATAAGCTATAATTAACATGGCAAAGAAAAATAAACTCACTAAATCCAAAGCAGCAGAAATTCTTCATGATAAAACTGCTCATGGTCATCCTCTTACAGATAAACAAAGAAAGTTCTTTGCTGCTAAAGCTTTTGCTGATATTGGGGTAAGTCTTCCTAATTATAATGAAAGTCAAGTGTCTGTTCCTCCTGGATTTGTAGGGCAAGGTAATACCACTAAAGGCTTTAATTATAACGGTGCTTGGGGTGGAACTATGCAAGATGGTGGACAAGTTAATATTGATAGTGTATTAAATGCTAATCGTGATAAGGATTTTGTTAAAAGGTTATTTGAAAAGGACACTCCAAGTATCAAGAAGGGTGGTCAAACTATGACTCATTTTATGGAGTCATCTGATGGGATAGTTTATCCTAGAGTTGTTAGAACCCCTAAAGGTGAAATGAAGTTTTTAAGTAGTGATAAGGCTTACAAGTATGCTCAGAAAACAGGAGAATTTATTCAATTCCCTAATGATGAACAAGCTCAATATTTTGGTAAAAATTATAAGCAAGGAGTTAATGTATTAAAAGATTATGAAATGGGAGGTTCTATGCCTGGACTTACAGGTGCTATGTATGCTAGAATTGGTGCTCCTTCTAATGGCCCAGGTGCAAAGAAGACAAAAGCTTCTGCTAAGAATGGTAAGAAAATGCCATTAGGGGGTATGCTTCCAGGTGGACCAGAAGGTCCCTCTCCTGCTTCTGATATGTCAGTAGCAGGTTCTAGAAAGATGACTATTGCTGATTTAAAACAAAGTAGAGCTATTCCTACTAATCAATATAATTCTAATAACCTAAGAGGATATAAGGTTCCTGTAAATGAGGCTGCTCTTTTATTTGGTCAAAAGCCAAAAAGAGCTGATGATACTATGGTGCATGTATGGAGTGCTAAATCTCCTTCTGAGTTATTGTATGAAAAACAACATCCAGGTGTACCTGTAGCTACTACTGATATTTTTGGTAATAGAGCTACTGCTGTACACCCACAAGGTGCTAATGTTAATAATTTTCAAGATGGTGGTCAAGTGAGTCCTTATTACATTCATGGTAATGATTTCAAAACCAAAGGAATGCAACAAGGTGGTGCTATGCCATTTGATGTAAATGCTCTCAAAGCTAGAAATGCTAAGAGAGATTCTGTACGTAATGCATTATACCAAAAGTATAATAAGCCTGGTGAATATCATAAGATTAATGATGCCATGCTTGAATACTTCCAGCAAGAGAAACCTATTCATGATAATCAAGGTCAATATAATCACCCAGGTAAGGTGACTAAGATTGATTCAAATAAGATTACCATGCAAGGTGTCCCTTATCCTGTACTAGGAGTATCAGATGTAGGTCATACACAAATAATGCATCCAGGTGGAGAATATGCTTATGATGGATCCACTGTAACAGAATACCCTATTCTAGCATCAGGAGGGGATGTACAAAATCAAGGTCAATTGAAGAATCTTAATCAATTGATAGATTTCACGAATAACAATCATATGGAGCAAGCCAAATCAGGCATACATATTAAACCTTCTCATAAGGGAAGATTTACTGCTTACAAGAAAAGGACAGGTAAAACCACTGAAGAGGCTTTACATTCTAAAGACCCCCATGTACGCCAAATGGCTAATTTTGCTAAGAATGCTAAGAAATGGAAGCATGAAGATGGAGGTTTAATTCCTTATGCACAACAAGGATTTACGATGGATGAGGTGGCTCCTCAAGGAAGTACCCCTGTTAATCTTGCTTCAGTGGCAACCCCTCAACAACAATTTCCTCCTGTACAACAAGCTCCTAATATAAATGCTGGTCCTTCTCAAACATTTGGACAAGATAATAGTGGTAGTGCAACTCCTGCTTCCTCTAATGTACCTGGAATTAGTGGTATTGGTGGTGTTGGTGGAGCAATGGATCTTGCTGGAGGTGTAATAAAAGGATTGAAGATGTTGAAACAAGAGAAGGTACAAGCTCAGCAATCTAAACAAAATGCTGCTCTTACGAATGTTGTAGCTAATGCAGCTTCTACAAGACCAGAAAAGGTTAAACGTAAATATACAAGACCAGAAGATATTGCTATACAACCTGAACAAATGTTCCCTACATATGGTGTAGGTACAAACTATCTTGCTAAGAATGGTACTGAAATTCAGAATACTTATGCTCCTACTAACACTCTATACGATGATTTAGGATATGAGCCATTGGATGATAGTAATGTTAAGCAATTTCAGATTGGTGGAATTATTAGTTCTGTAGGTGCTGGACAAGCTGGTAACATAGGCTCTGTATTAGGATCCTCTTTAGGAGGTGGAAACTTTACTACTAATCCTAATGGTGGATCTATGATAGGAAGTAGTGTAGGGGGAGCATTAGGTAATGCTTTATTTCCTGGTGTAGGAGGTATTGTAGGTAAATTTGCTGGTGGACTTGTAGGGGGAGCATTGGATAGAAAAGGAAGGGATATTAGTAAATATAACAACCAGGCTAGCCAAAATATGAATAGAACAGCTATTCAAGAAAGCGCTCAAAATCTTCAGTCTCAAAACACTTCTTTCATGGAAGACGGTGGTAGATTAGACCAAGCTGGTAATTTAAGCCATATCTGGCAACCACAAGTAATTACTAAGTTTGGTGAGCATTCATTAAAAGAACTGTTAAAACCAGATCCTATGATGGATACATTTAGAAGTGGTGGTCATTTGAAAGATGAGTGGTACACTCCACCTTCTGCAAGAGCATTACAAACTTATGCCTTAGGTGGTGAACTTGAAACTCATTGGGGTGGAAAGGCTGAACCTATGTCCTATAATCCTTATCTTCCAGATGGAGGTGAAACTGTAATGTTTAAAGGACAGTCCCATGATGAATCTGATGGAAAGGGTAACAGTGGTATTGGTGTAACCTTTGGTAACTCTCCTGTAGAAGTTGAGAGAGGTGAACCTGCTGTTAAATTACAAGATGGTGGAACAGGTGGCAATAACCTTGTTGTATTCGGGAATATGAGAATACCTTCTTATGGAGCAGCAGAACTTGGAGACAAGGATGCTAAAGGTAGGAAGTTTAAGAGCTACGTCACTGATTTGTCTAACCAAGAGGCTAAACAAAACAAGGTGGTAGAGAAGGGTACTAAATTGGTTAATGACGATGTTCATACATCATTTGATATGCTTAAAATGAATTCAGGTAAACTCCTTATGGAAGGTGGAAATATGAAATTGAAAAATATAGCTAAAAAGAAAGAAGCAGCAGCAATGGTACAAAATGCCATTCTGGAAGCAGCACAAGAGCATGGAATTGATTCTGATGCTTTATCCCAGGGTAAGATAAAGAAGGCCAAGATGGGTGGTAAATTCTCTATGGCTCAAAATGGTAAAACAGCAGCAGCTAATATCTGGGATAACCTCTTTGGTAGCTTTGAAGATACTCCAGAAAAAAGAGCAGAATTAGAAAGTAAAGGCTTTAAACCAACAGCTAAACCTCAGGTTTTAAAGAAGACAAGTTCTGCTAAGGAAGCACTTGCTCCTAATAAGACAGATGTTATTGAGAAGGATATTCCTAAGTATATGAGAGAGAAGATGGCTCACTATCTTCAATCTGGTGTTACCCCTGAAGAGCTTGTAGCAGCAGGAAAAATAGCTAAGAAAGATGTTCCTGAGGCTATGAAATATTACAATCCTAATGCTGGAAAGAGTCAATATGCTACTCTTCATAAAGGTCTTGATTTGAGCATTCCTCAATATAGACCTGATATAAATATGAATGTAAAAGGTGGTCCTAATATGACTCCTATTACAACAGAAAAAGGAGGGTATGATGGTGTAGAACCAACAGCTAAAGGAAGAGGTTTTAATCCTGGAGATTTAGCACAGTTAATTCCTTATTTCCGTCCTACTAATAAGATGGGATTGGATCCTAACCAGTTAGCAGGTGAATACTATGCTTTGGCTAATAACCAGTTAGATCCTGTCAATGCACAGCTTTACCATCCTCAATTAGATCAGCCTTATGACATTAGCTTACAAGATCAATTGAATGCTAACCAGTCTGATTTCAATGCTATTCAGAAGCAAACAGGTTATAGCCCAGCAGCTCAAGCAGCACTTGCTGCCCAGAAGTATGCAGCCAACAGTGGTGTATTAGGAGAACAGTTTAGACAGAATCAAGGAGAGAAAGCAAGAGTGTATGGTAAGAATAGAGATATTCTGAATGATGCTCAATTGAAGAATCTGTCTATATTGGATCAGCAGTATGTTAGACAGTCTCAAGCTAAGTCTAATACCAAGGCTATTGCTCAGTCTGCTCTTAGCTCAATTGCTGACAAAATCCAGCAAAACAAGCTGGAAAACCGTACTTTAGGTGTATATGAGAACTTGTACAACTACAGGTATGACAATGAAGGAAGAGCTTATAACTTGAACCAACCTATTGATTTTCAGCAAATGATAGACAATGTTAAATCAACTGTTGCTGATAAAAAGAAAGCTAGAAATGGTTCTATAGTTAAAGCTATCAAGAATCTCTAATCCCGCTAATTATACCAGATTACCGAATTTAGTTAGAATATTTGGTAATTATAATCACTTACATTAAATTTGCTAATTCTCTAATTCATGGCTTCATTTACCGATATAAACCCCCAATTAACCACATACACTCCATATAGGGAACAACTCCCTGTGGAGGCTATGGTTAATGTTGGCGTTCAAAAACAAAAGCAGTATCAAGAGGGTGTAGAAAAGATACAAGCTCAAATTGAGCAAGTAGCTGGGATGGACGTAGTTAGGGATGTTGATAAGCAATACCTTAATTCTAAGCTTAATGAGCTTGGTTCTAAACTTAAGGGTGTAGCTGCTGGAGACTTCTCAAACTTCCAATTAGTTAATAGTGTAGGAGGGATGGCTAAGCAAATCTCCAAAGATCCTCATATTATTAATGCTGTTGTTTCTACTTCCAGATATAGGAAAGGTATTGAGGATATGGAAGCTGCTAAGAAGGAAGGTAAATCTTCCCCTTCTAATGAATGGGATTTTAACCAACAAGCTAATCAATGGCTGTCTTCTACAGATATTAGACATACATTTAATGGTGGATACAACCCTTATACAAACTATAAGAAGAATGCATTAGATGTTATTAAGGCTTTAACTAAAGATGAAACTATTACAGATGATGCTTTTACAACTGATTCTAAAGGTAATTTAGTTATCGGTGATTCTACTGTTAGAAAGAAGTTAGCAGGTATTGCACCTGAAAAAATTCAACAAGCATTAATGGCTACCTTGTCTCCTGCTGACTTTAAACAGATGGAGATTGATGGTAGATATAACTATTCTAATGTAGATCCACGTAAATTTGTCAGTGATATAAGTTCTTCTTATAATGACAAAATGGCATTCTATAATAAACAGAAAGCTACATTAGAAAATGCTAAGAGTTCTACTACTTCTAATTTAGAAAAGACCAAGCTAAATGACCAGATTGAATCTCTCAACAAGACTATAGCTGGGATAACTTCTCAACATTCATCAATGATGGATGCTGTTAATCATGGTAATATAGAAGGAGTAAAGGCTCAATTACATACAGCTAATTTTATTGATAATTTCTCAAAGGCTTTCTCTTATACAGAAACCTCTCAAACTTATAGCGGAAAAACTCCTCAAGAAATGGCTATGTGGAGGTCAGATAAGGAACAAGATTGGAGAAAGTTTCTTTTACAAAGACAAGATCAGAGAGAACAATTTGCTGCAACTTTTGGTCAGAAGGAAAGAGAACTAGCTCTTAAACAAAAAGAAGTAGGAGGATATGGTGGATTACCACAATCTGTAGATCAATCAACCCTTCCTAAAATTACATTAGATAGGGTGGTAGATGATACTACTCAGTCCTATATGGCTATCAAGAATGCTGATGCTAATTTTCTTGATCAACAAGGTAAGTCTCAAGATTGGTTAGAGCAACAGAAAGAAGCTTGGGCTAAAGGATTGGCAGTTGACCCTACTGTTAAAAACCATTTTGATAAAACTGAAGCTCAGCGTAGAGATGCTGATGCTAAGATGAAAATGGTAACAGATATTAACAAAGAGGCAATAGCTAAATTTGGTGATATTAAGAAACTTATTCCTGCTGGTGCTCCTCCAGTTCCTTATAAAGATCCTTCCACTGGAGAGGAATATTTATATACACCTGAAGATCTTGTTAACTATAATCAAATCTCTAATAAGTATATTAACACTGTACCTGCTGCTGGACCAGGTGGTAGATCTTATGTATCTTTTGACTATGATAAAGCTGCTCAAGAATTATCTCCTAAGATGTTACATCTATTGAAAGTACAAGGAAGTACAGCTCCAGCTACTCCTCAGAATCAAACTCTTATAAATGCAATACAGCATTACAATAAAGTAGTAAATGCTCCATTTAGAAGTACAGTTGAGAAGATAGATAATTATACTGCTGAAGAAGTAAAGAAAAGAGTGTTAGCTTCTCAAGGAGTATCTTATCCTATTGCTACAGCTAATGAGACTCAAAAGAGTACAATAGGTACAGCACTTTCTCAATTTGCTAACTTAGCAGATCAAACTCAAGGAGGACTTCCTAACTCTCCTAAATTTAATTCATCTACAGCTAAAGCTCTTGCTATTGATCCTACTGCTAATTACAGTATCACTGTAGTTGAAGGAACAGATTATCAACCTAAGATGTACAAAGTGAATGTACAAGGTAAAGCAGGTGAGACAGAATTTGAAGTGACTCCTGAACAGAAACAAGCTTTATTTGGTAATCAATTTGAAGCTTCTCCAGCAGCACAAGCATTCCAACCTTATGATAAGCAAATTAAGTTGATGCGTGGATATTCTACAGCTTTAGAAAAAGGACCTTCTTCACATGCTAATGCATTCTTGAATAAAATAGATTTTCCTGCTGTTGAAAACTATGGTGTTAAAGCTAATATTATTCAACCTGAACCAGGTAAATATTCTATCAGAGTAAGTGCTTATGATCCTGTTACTGAAAAATGGTATGATGATCTACCTTTTCCTAGAAATAGTTTGATTACTTCAGAACAAGTTGTACCTTTGTTACAAGGATTAACAGATAGTGCTCTCTTTGAGCTTTTAAATGAAAAACCTGCAACAGCAAAAGATATACAAGCTGTAAAACAAGCCTCTAAAAAACCTTTATAATGGCCGACAATACCCCTCTGGTAGATTTGAATTCCTTAGAGAAGAGTTATAGTAATTATACTCCTCCTACTAATACTGACATTCCTAATCTTCCTTTTAAAACGCCTTCTCTTTCTGTTCCTACTAATGATGGAATTCCTGTCTCTGCTTTAACAGCATTGGAGAACTCTGTTGCTTCTAAGAAAAATGGTAAGCTTACTGGTGGAGGTATTTCTAGAACTTTAGCTGAAGTTAGCTCAGACAGATACTCTAACTTCGTACCTGGAGATTATGATAATGAAGATGCTTATGCCCAGGGACAAGGATGGACATCTAAAATGGTTAATGGTGTAGGTAAGGGATTATCTCTTACTGGCACTACCTTATTACAGTCCACTGTAGGACTTGTTAATAGTGTAGCAAGAGCTATTGGTGATGGTAGGGCTGCTTCCTTCTATGACAATGATTTTAACAGAGCATTAGATGAGTGGAATAAAAAGCTTGAAAACGATCTTCCTAACTACTATACTAATGTAGAAAAGAATGCTAATTGGTATTCTCCTAAAAAGCTTTTAACAGCTAATTTCTTCTGGGATGGTATTGTAAAGAATCTTGGATTTAGTGCTGGTGCAGCTCTTTCTGGTGGTATTTATGCTGGTGCATTAAAAGCTATTCCTTTGACAGCTAGACTGTTCTCAATTGGAAAAGCAGCAGAAACTTTAGCAGCTACCGAAGAAGCATTATTGTCAGCAGGTAAAGCTGCTGAAACTTATGGAAAGATAAAGAATCTTTCTGATAAGTTTGTACAATCTTATAACATCTTAAATCCAGGTGGAAGAGCATTAGTTGCTGGACTTGCCACTACAGGCGAAGCTGGTTTTGAAGCTTATAACAATCTTAATCAATTCAGAGATGAAAGGATTCAAGAGTATAAGAATAGTCACAATGGACAAGAGCCTATTGGTGCAGATTTAGATGCTATCAATTCTGAGGCAGATCATGTAGGTAATAGCTCATTCCTGTTAAATACAGGGTTGTTATCTGCTACCAATTACATCCAATTCCCTAAGATTCTTGGCTCCTCATATACAGCAGAGAAGGGATTGGTAAACGGATTAGCTAAGGAAACTAGAGATATTGTAAAGAATGAAGCTGGACAATTCGTTGAACAACTTCCTACAACACGCTTTGGTAAACTGTTACATACAGTAAATAAGATTAGACCATACACCTTCTCTACATCTGAAGGTTTTGAAGAGGGTGCTCAGTATGCTATTCAAGTAGGTACACAAGACTACTATAATAAGAAGTATAAGGGACAAGCAGCAGATTTTGTTGGATCCCTAGCTGAAGGTATTACTCAAACTCTTGGAACAAACGAGGGTATGGAGAACGTACTTATTGGTGGTTTATCTGGAAGCCTAATGATGGCAAAAGGTAACTTCCAACAGGCTAGAGAAAAAGGTCTTAATACAGCACAAGCCATTCAATCATTCAATAAGTGGAAGCTCTCTGACTTTACCAAAGATACTATTGACTCTGTAAATAGAGGTACAGCTATCCAGGAAGATAGAGAAAAAGCCATTAAAGCTGGTGATGTTCTTGAGGCTAAAGATCTTTCAGCAGACTATATCATTAACTACCTTACTCCTAGAATTAAGTATGGTAGAATGGATTTAGTTAAGTCTGATATTGCTGATATGAAAACTCTTGCAATGTCAGATGAAGGATTTGCTCAACTTCAATCAGAAGGTAAAGCTCTTGCTACGGACACTAAAGATAAGTTCTTACAAAGACTTGCTAATCTTGAGTCTACAGCAGAGAATGTCAAATCATTATATCAGAGTTTAAATCTTCGTTATGGAGGATTAGTAGACAAAAATGGTAAAGCTGTTTATTCTCCAGAGGTGATGGATAAGATGGTATACGCAGCTTCTAAAGTGGCTGACTATGACAAGCGTATTCCTACCATCTCTAATAACTTGTTATTAAAAGGTATTGATCCTACATTAGTAATTAATGATTTAGCTAAAGGAAATAATGCTTCTTATGAGAAAGCGTTAGCTGATATTAATGAACTCTCTGTAAATGCTGATGTTAAGGAAGATCTTATCAGAGATTTACAAGATGTTTCTGAATTGTCATTACGTAGACAGAAGTTCTTAAAGGAGTATGACGAAATTAAGAAAAATCCTAATGGTGCTAAAGAAGTAGAGGAAGTACCAGCTCCTGTAGCTCCAGGTGAGAAACCTGCCACTATAAAGATAAAGACTAAGACAGGAGAAGGTGACTATGAAATAGGTACTGAATACTTCTTAGGTAAAGTGGTAGATCATGATGCTAAAGGTAATGAGATTGTTCGTTTCCCTAGACTTACTATATTAGGAGAAAATGAGGATGGAACCATAAAGATAAAAACATCTAATGGTAACACCAGAGATATATCAAAAGCTGAATTAGCTGATTATAAGCTTAGCAAGGTGTCTGACACCCTGGCTAATAAGAAGGCTAAGTTCTTCATGGATAATGTTAATAATGTCTTTGAATTCAACTTTGGTAAAGGAAAGAAGCAGAAAGGTAGACTTGAATACTCTCCTAAGGAGAAAGTGCTTAACTTTGTTTACAAAGGTAAGGATGGTAAAATCAAAAGAATCGAAGTAACAGGTGATCAATTTGTTGCTAAAGAAGGATTCAAGAATGCTCTTATTACTAAGATTGGTGAGGTTACACCTGCTGAGCAGAAGTCTATGGAAGACTTTGCTAAGGAGAAAGATGAAAGACAAGCTGAAAAGCGTGCATATAGACTCCAGGTACTGAATGATTTATTTAATGATCTGAGTGAAAAACACACGGCTGCTAAAAAGCTTATTGCTCAAAAAGAAAGTCAAGTAAAGACTATCAATGAAGAGCTAGCTGAATTAGAAGAGAAGATCAAAGGATCTGATCTTACTAAGAAGAACAGATTCAAGGCTTCTACAAAGAGAGCATTAAATGCTGCAATGAAGCTTTCTAGAATGAAAGATCAACTCACTAATGAGATTGAATCTCTTAGGTCTGAGTCTGATGAACTGGAATTGAATGCTTCTTATGTAGCTGACTTAGCTGATAATATTGATCAACTTCCTACAGATAGCAAAGAGTTCTTAGCTGAACTTAAGGATCAGAAGGCTATCATGGAGGATTTAATCCTTGAGACAGGTAAGCAAATCAACTCTATTTCCTCTCTTATTGATAAGGTGGGTAGAGTGTTGGAATCTGCTATTGATTTAGTAAGATATAATGTAGCTCAATTTAAGGCTAAGTTCCCTAAAGCTCCTTTAGCTCTAGGTGCTGAGTTTAATGATTTCTTGGAAGCTAATCCTAACTTCCTTAAGAATAAGCCTGAATACATTTCTGATCTTAATACATTAGAAGACTTTGTATCCCAGGTAGAGGATCTGGACATCACTCCTAATGAGCGTACTCTTGGGGAGTTAAAGGATGAGCTTAAAGAATTACAAGCTCAATTGGCTGATCTTGAAAAAGAATACAAAGCTAAGGATGCTATTCTTAGTAGATTCCAAGAAGTAGCTGAGCAATATAAGGTACAAAAGCAACAAGAGGAAAAGTTAGCTAAAGATGAAGGTTTGAGAAAGTCTCTCTTAGGTACTAACTCTAATGATGTAGAGAATAACGTAGATCAAAAAGACTACCAGCCTGAGGCTAAGAAGTCTGATCTTAATGTCGTAGGATCAACAGTTCCTGTGAATGATGCTATTCCTTATCAGGAAAGAGTAAATAAGTTTGGTGTGAAGTTCCACTCTATGCCAAACAGAGATAAACTGAAAGGTGTACATGTTACTCTAAAAACAGAGGATGCTATTCTACCTGGATTAATTGGTCATTTAACAAAAGATGCCCCAGGTGTAGATAAGAATGATGTTATCGCTTTTGTTATAGTGCAAGAGAATGGTGATGGATCTATCAATCTTGTTGATGAAAATGGAGAGGTAATCACAGAAGGTAAGGATTTACTAAATACTGCCATCTACCAAGTTAAGCCAGCTTCCAAATTGGAAATGACTTACAATGGTAAGAAGGAGACAATGTTTAGAAGCTCCACTCCTTTAAATGTTCAGGAAGAATTATCTAAACAATATGTAGCTGAAAGAGCTGCCATATTGGCACAGACTAGTTTAGCACCTGCTTTAGATATTGATGCTTCATTTGGTCAATTGGAGTATGTAAAGACTACAGATCAGAAGGGTAATGTAAAAGTGGACTATGAAGCTCGCACCTCATCAGAGGATGCTGGACTTATTAAGTCTACAGATTTAGCTGAAAAGAGACTTATCCGTGTTGCCACTACTAACACTGCTGAAAGTAATGGTTCAGTGACATTTAACACACCTCTTGGAAGAGTATTCTTAGAGATACCAGGGGGGTTAGTTAAGCTTATCAATTCTAAGTTTAACAAGAAGAAAGCAGAAACTATCTTCAAAGCAATACATGCTCTTGCTAAAGAAGCTGTATCAGCAGAAAATGGTATAAAGAGTGAGAAGTCTACACAGTTATTAAGCTGGTTAAAATCAGTGGTATATTGGGGTATTCCAAAGAACAAAGCTGGATATAACTCCATATGGTTCCAAGAAGTGGCAGATACTGAGACTAAAGCCCTCATGCCTAAGTTATTCATATCTGGAGAAGGTGCTTCATTTGATTTTACCCCTTCAGGTTTAGAGCAAAACAAAGATGTTATTATAGCCCTTTTAGAAGGACTTTACCACAATACAAACGCTACAATGGTTAATGTAGACAGCTACAATAAACCATACTATGAGATTACGGATATAGCCCCAGATGGCACAATTAAGACACAAGAATGGCCCAATTATCAAACCTACCTGTTATCAGGAAAAGGTAGAGATGCTAAAGATATACCACTATCTACAAGAGTTGCGCCTGCCCAAGAAGGTAAGCCTAACAGAAAGGGGATATATTTCACCATCTCTAACACAGCCGATAATTACGTAATTCCTAAAGAAGCGCCAAAATCTAAAACTCCTAAGAAGGAAGAGAAAAAACAAGAGCCTAAGAAAGAAGAACCTAAAGCCCCATCTCCACAGTTTGTATATGATGGTGAAACTAAGAATGTCTTTGATAGTGCTATTGGTAGAATAGTATTTGCTGCTGACAAAACTGGCAAGATATTCTTCTTTGAAGATGCTGAAGGTAAACTTGATGAAGAAACAGCAGCCACTGTAAAGAAGCTTGCTGAATCTAAGGGTATATCTGAAGATAAGGCTAAGGATGTTATTTATGCTTCTCTTAAAAAGCATATTGGTCCAGATATAGCTGCTATTAAAATCCCTAAACAAGCTCCCCTCACTCCTGCTAAAATCAGCACTAAAGCTGAAAAAGGTCCTTCAGAAGCTACAGCTCCTGGTAAGGTGAGGAATCCTTTTGGTCAATCTAAAGCGGTGGCTCCTGATGATGAGGTGTACAGACTTAAACTTGTAGAAGAAATCAAGAAGTTTGAAGGCGAAAACTGGAAAGCAGTTGAAGCTTTCCTTAAAAAGAATTTTCCTAATATCCCCGTATATAGAGTTAAGAATATTATCCAGGCTTCTAATGGAAGACAAGCATGGGGTATGCTCCAGAATGGCGCCATCTATCTGTACACCAATGCAGAAGTAGGTACAGCCTACCATGAAGTGTTTGAGGCTGTATGGAAGATGTTTGCTAAGCCTGCTGAACAACAGTCTGTTCTTAAGGAATTCAGAGGTAGAAAAGGATCTTTCACTGATCGTCCTACTGGTAAAACTGTAGAGTATTCAAAAGCTACAGATGAGCAAATTAAGGAAGAACTAGCTGAAGAGTTCAGAGACTATATATTGTACAATAAAATTCCAGCTAAACCAACTGATGGAAGGCCTTTCATTGTAAAACTGTTTGCTGATTTAGTACAGTTCTTAAAGGAATTCTTTGTAGGAGAGAATGCAACATTCAATACAGAGAAGCTTTTCAAGCAAATTGGTAATGGATATTACAAAGACTATGTTCCTTATGAGGCTCCTTTGGCTTTTGCTAAACAGGGACTTATTGACATTGATGATGTTCAAACTGGTCCAGATGCTGAATACAGGATAGTAAATATTCCTGCTACACAAATCCATGAGATTATGCAGCAGATGACCTACTCCACTCTTAAGTCTTTGACTAAGAAGGATGAGAGTTTATTCACTATCCCTAAGGTTAATAAGACCATCCTTTACACTCAATTAAAAAAGGAAATACTGGATTTGATTGAACATAGAGCTAGCTTAATTGCCCAGGCTCTGGATAATAAAGAAATCACAAACGAAGAAGCTGCTGATAAGTTCAACAACCTCAAGTATTTACATGATAATGTAAATGCTGAGTGGGATAATCTTACCAAGAAGCATGAAGAGGAATATCTGAAACAGTATTCTATTGAGTTTGATGATAATGACAACACTACTATAACAGATGAAAACAACTCTGGTAAGGAAGACTATATTGATGCTAGAAAAGTAGATAACTTTAGAAAGGCTAATAGTGCTATTAAGTTGTTATTGGCTACTCTTCCAGAGACACAGGTAGGGGAGAATGGTAAGCTTAGCTTAAAGCGTTCTTCTATACATGGAGCAATGCTTATGCCATTAGACAGAGTGTTTATCACATTGATGAACAATCTACATGAGTCCACTACATTAGAAGATATGTTAAATAAGCTTAGAGAGTTTGCTAGACAGAACCGTAACTACGAAGCTCTTTATACAAGATTAACTAAGAATGATGTAAATTCAGATAGTGTAGATTTCAGTAAAATTACTAATGAGCACAACATCCAACTTTTAGCTTCTTTCTGGAAGACATTCAAAAAGCAGAATCCTGATGTTAAAACAGTGTTTATCCTTCCTACAGGAGAGGTGATTATTGGAGAATCTAACTTGTCTAGCGCTGCTAAGCAAGCTAAGAATGATATGTACAACTCTGTATTATCTTCTGCAAAGGATAACAAAAATCCTTATATCAAGTTTGATAAGAAGGATAAGGTATATAATGCCACTCCTTTAGCTAAGTCTTATAAGCTTCTTCCTTCCACCCTGGACACATATATTGCATTCTTAAAAGGAATGGGTGTACCGTTTACAGTTAAAGAATTGAAGAGATTGAAACCTAATCAATTGAATCAGTTTAAGAAAGCTACAGAAGGCTTACTTTTAAGCTTGTCTAAAATTGAGGGATTGGTTGATATTAACAAGAAAACTCTTGATGTAGAAGGACGTTTGTTGGAATTGGGAACTATCAGGGCTATCCTTGAGAATCCTGATTTTGAGAGCACATTCTTTAATATTAACGGTGAGCGTACCCAGACTTACATTGGAACCAACTCTGTAAGTAATCTTTATGATGTTATTTCCAAGTTGAAGAATATCAGTGAATTAGCTAACACCCCATATAAGTATTTGTTAACTGATGCCTTTACAAAAGGATCTACTGTTATCAATGCTATGTTCAACCCAGAGACAGGAAATAGAAGAGAGACAGGTGAGGAATTCCTTAAAACTGGCTATGTCAATGGATTAGTTAATGAGGCTAAAGGAAGAGAGAAAGATCCTGCAAGATATAACCTGAAAGACAGATTCATCCAGGAGTTGAATATGAACAACGATGGTTGGTATCTTAACCTCATCCCAGGTGATGCTTCCATAGAGCACACTAATTATGTAGGAAATCATATCTCCAAGGAAGGATATACAAATAATGCACATCATAAAATCTTCAAAGACTATTTCATCTCTGAGCTTAATGTAGCTAGAGAGGGTAGGAAGATTGTCTATGTAGGTGATAGAAAGTCTGATGACTTGAGATTCTTCAAGGATATACTTGGAGCTTCTTTACACAAAGATATAGTAAAAGAAGAGGGTAGCCCTGAGGAAGTATATGCTAAATACGAGAGTAAAATCAATAGTGCTTTAGACAAGTTCATAAAGGATAAAGCTGCTGCTCTTAGACAAACACTCCAGAAATACGGTATCGTAAGCTATGAACAAGAAGGACTCACTGTAGATGGACTTTCTTTCGTAGAGGAAAATCCTACAGAAGAAGCTTTAAACAAGGCTTTGGAATTATCTACAGCTAACTACATGGTAGCTAATATTGAATTCCACAAGCTGATCTATTCTGATCCTTACTTCTATAAGGATGAATTAAAACGTATTAAGAACTTCAATTCTCCTGGTCAAGCTTTATTGGCTAATTCTCCAGAGATCAATGATAGACTTAACTCCATCTATAACAAAGGTTATGAGAAGGGGGATATTGGTTTCACAGATATGACTAGAGATCATTTTAGATCTTCAGTGATTTCTGACGTATTTAGCTCTAAAGATCTTGAAGGTTATGATCCTTTCGAGGAAACTGATGGTGGTGGTTACATCTCCATGAAGGCTAATCGTGTATTCAGACTTAGAGCTGGAGATTGGACTGAGGATAATGAAAGACAATACAGATATGATGTAGCTTTTGAGAAAGAGAAAAAGAAAATTGATCTTTCTAAGGAAGAAGAAGAATTGCTGAAAAAAGGTAATCCTTCTGTGAAGAGTACCTACACTCCTATTAAGCCTATTGTACGTGGATCTAAAGATGATGGTGAATCATTCAATGATGTAGTGTTGGATAAATTCGCTTTAGTTCCCCTATCATACAGAATCTTATTTGAACTGAATCCTTCTTCTAATGCCATTAAGCATTACAATAAGATGCAGAGAGAAGATGTAGATTACACTGTATTTGCATCTGGTAGGAAGGTGGGAGCTGGTATCACTACACCTTTATATAATGAGGACGGTAGCTACAACACTCTTCCTTTCAATGAAGTTAATAACATTCCTTTTGAAATTGTAGCTGTACAAACTGAAGTTCCTTCTAAGGAATCTAACACTGTAACCCAAGGATCACAGGTAACCAAATTGGTTACATTGGATTACATGGAGAATGGTGTACCTGTTGACTACAAAGGATCTAACTGGGAAGCTGAAACTGACAAAGAAGCAGCTTCACCTATATACAAGGAGATAAAGAATAACCAAACCCTGCTTGAGGAGTCTATTAAAGAAGGATATAACATCCTCTTAAATAAGCTTGGAATCAAGGCTGTAGGGAAAGGTTTTGAAATTGGTGATGTAGACAAGCTTGTTGATACCCTTAAGAGTGAAATCTTCAAAAGAGAAGTAAATGATAATATTGTAGATGCCTTCAATGGCTACAAGAAAGGTGACGTTATCCTGGAAGCTACTCCTGCATACCAGAAAATAAGGAATATCCTCTATTCAATTGCTGATAAGTCTGTCGTAAGACGTAAGATTAATGGTGGACAGAAGGTTCAAATTCCTTCTACATTATTAGAATCTGTAAAGGCTGAAGCTACAAAGGTGAAAGGTAAGAATGTATATTCTTCTGACACCTTGAATTTCTATGTAGATAAGGATGGTCAGAGAGTATGTGAGGTGATGGTTGGAAGATGGTTTGATTCTGATAAATCAGACGCTGAGCTTATTAAGGAGCTAAATGAAACTGGCGCTTTAAATGGCGTAGGTTTCCGTATTCCTACACAGAAACAGAACTCCATTGATGTATTCAAAATTAAACAACTTCTTCCTAGGGAGTTTGGTGATAGTGTTGTAATTCCTTCTGCTCTTGTTAAGAAAGTAGGATCTGACTTTGATATAGATAAACTTTCTGTCTACCTTAAGAATGTCTACAAAGACCTTAAGGGTAATACGAAAGTTGTACCTTTCTTAGGATATGGTGAGCAAGCTAAAAAGCAATTTGCTTCCATGTACGAAGAAGGGGCATTCCTCACTGATGAGCAAAGAAAGAAAGCTCAGAAATGGATTAAGAATAGAAAGATTGAAGATAAAGACGAAGCTACGGAATCCCTCTTCAAGGCTATATTTGGAGAACAAGGGTTTGAAGCTTCTTATGAGCAAGAAGTAATTGATGATCTATTAGACTCTGAAACTGATGCTCAGTTCAAAGAAAAGGTAGTAAATCAGAAATATAAGGAGAGCTTAGAGAATGCTTACATCCAATCCCTGGAAAACCTTATAAGTCATCCTCTTAACTTTGAACGTCTTACCACTCCTAACTCTGCTGACCAGTTAAAGGCGCTAAGCAAGGAGATTGTTAAAAAGACCAATTCTGAGGAATATGACTATAGCTCTGTAGGTAACATGTTGGATAGACAGTTTATGTCATCCTTAAGACAGGACTTCCTGACAGGTAAGTATGCTATTGGTATTGCAGCCACTAGCCAGACTAACCACTCTCAGAATCAAAGAACTAACATCTATATCGACACTGATAAATTAGCTGATCTCCCAGATACAGACAAAAGATGGTTGGGCGATGGACAAATTAAGTTCAAGAAGTTCAACACTGTAGATGTAAATGGTAAGAAAAGACCATCTCTATCTGGTATCAAGAATGCAGCAGGTGATTACATCTCTGACATTATTGGTCAGTTTATTGATGGATATGTGGATATTTCAAAAGGTCCTTGGATTATGCAAATGGGAGCTTCTCCTAATGTTGCTGGTCTGTGGTTGTTCCTTACTAAGATTGGTGTACCTATCAAAACTGTAGGTTATTTCATGAACCAGCCTATTGTTAAGGATTACTTACGTTCTGTGGAAAATGCTGGATACACCTACCTTTTCATGGAAGACTTTGTCAATAAGACTAAGGATGAGTATGCTACTACAGAAAAGGCTATTGTAAGTTTCCCTACAGAAGCAGAACTTGAGCGTACATTAGGTAAGGACGTAGAAAAGATGTCTGGTGCTCAGAAGCTCCAACAACAGCTTATTCTTGATGAATTCATGAAGTATGCCAAAATGGCTGAGCAATTGTTCTTAGTACAACAGGCTTCTAACTTTGATACAGCTACCCTGAATGATCCTTATCTAATCTTCAAGAAGCTTAAGCAATTAGAGCGTTCTAAGACTAGTATTATATCATCCGTAGATAAGCTCATCTCTAACTCCTTCATTGGAGCTTTGAAGAATACAATACAAGATGTAAGAAATGCTTTCTCTACAATCCTTATATCTGATAAATCAGAGAAACCTACCCCAGGTAGCCAATCTGTGAGAGAGGTGTTAGAGACAGTGTTGTCTCCATATATAGACCTTAATGATAGGGACTTTGTAAAGATTAGCCAAAAGGCTGTAGCTGATATGTTCGATTGGGCTGTTCAGACTAACCAGCAATTAAATGCTAAAGTGAAAGATATTCTTCTTGGAAGCGACACTGAAGAAAGCGCTGCTGAAGAGATAATGAAATTTGTCAATAAAGTGAAAGCTGATGAAAGCCATCCTTTACATGATAATTATATCATCAATTCCATCAGAAGAGAGACAGGAAGTGCTAAAGAAAACACCCCTAATAACCTATCCCTGGTAGCTAAGAGTAGCAAGGTGTATGACCAAAATCAGGTGATTTATGGATTTAATGAACTTAAGAAAGGAATGAAGGATGAGAATTCCAACCTTTATGATAAGTTGGTATATTTGGCTGTGCTACAGAGTGGGTTAGTTAATTCTAAAATTTCCTTCACGCAACTGCTTCCTTATGAGGACTTTAAAAATATATACAATGAAACCTTGTCTATATTAAATAAAATGCCTAATTTAGCGGACTTTAAAAAACTGAATGTCTTTGAAAGAAACAATTGGAATAACTCAGACATTGTGCCATTCTTAAAGTCTAGGCCGTTTAAGAGTAAGAAAGGAAAGTGGATATTTAACAGGGAAGTTGAATTTGCAGATAGAAAACTGAAGAGTGCCTTTGAAAAAGGAATATTACCAAGAACTATCAGTGTATCTGCTAACTCCAGAGAAGGAAAGAATGACTTCATGGTATATTCATGGGAACCTTATATTACTAAAGAGAAGAAGAAACAGCTTAGAGCTAAGGGTGATTACTCTTATATTAAGAAAGGGTTATTCCAAAAGGTCTATAATAGTGTAACAGGAGAGCCTGAAAAAACAACATACAAAAGCCCAGAGGGTAGAGTTTACGAGAGTTATGTTTATAAGGCAGTTAATGCATGGGGAGATAGTTTTAGAGCTAACGAGTTCTATAATAGTCCTCAACAGTCTGTTATCAATAATGGATTTGAATCGGTAAAGCAGGAAGTTATTGATGATGAGATCATAAGCATTCTTAACAAGAAACCAGTTAAGAGTGTGATTAAAGTCAAGAAGGAAAAACCTTCTAATAGTGACGTACCAAACTGTGCATAATGAAAAACCAATTATTTTTAGACAAAGCTATTAATGTATTTTTAGCTGTCGGTGTCGCAACATTTATTATATTAATAAACATGGCCATTCTGAATTTACTAATACCTGGATGGCATATGATTCCTGGTGATAAAAATGCTCCTTGGCAAGCTGCTGTAAGAGGAATAACAGCAGCTCCTCTTCTTGAAGAACTTATATTTCGTTTTATTCCCATTTCTTTAGCATTGAAATTTGACTGGTTTAAGAGTGATGAAAAAGCTCAAATATTACTAGTAGCATTAATAGCCTGTGCATTTGGATATATGCATGGCGGCACATATAATATTGCCATACAAGGTGTAGCAGGATTTGCTTTTGGATGGGTATATATAAAGAATGGAATGTCCTATTGGTCATCAGTAGCAGCCCATGCATTCTATAATTTCTTAATTTATTTCGTATTTCCTGTAATCATGTAAACCATATATAATGGCTTGTACAATTCCTTATATACAGCAAGAACCTTTTAGCGAATCAGAGAAATCTAGGTTAGAGGATATTCATGTGTCCATATTTAAGAGAGCTAAAGAAAGTAAAGCTTTCAGATCTTTTGAAGGTAAACTCTACACTCTTAAAAATGACTATAATGCAGGAGTTGTATTTGCTAATTCTATAAATAAAGAGTATAAGCAAGAAGTAGCTAGCATTGAAACTAAAGCTCCAGGACAACATTTCTTATCTGTAGATGTACTTCCTTTAGCTAATGAAGAACAAGGAGTATTGTTTCAAGAAGCTCCAGCTACAATAGCTACAACTAGTGCTCTTAGAACATTTGATTTTGGGTCATTAGAAGGCCAGCCACAAACTGATGCTAAGAATAAAGCTATTCATAATAACATTGTAAACATCCCTGATGAGCTTATGTCAGAAGAAGGAGAAACCTTCAATCAGGCAAGTGGTAGAGTGATTAGGGAAATGGAGAATATTGTTGAGAATGCCCCAGCTAACACCGTACTAGTTACCCATAATTCCGTATTCGGAGTAATTAATCTTTGGAACTCAGAGGGAAGACCTTCTGAATTTAATAAGGAACAGAGAGAGAAATATGTAAACCAGGATGGTACTTTCAAGACTGGTGATAACTTTGAAATAGAAGGAGCTAAAGGTAAGATATATGTCGTAAGACATGGTCAAACTAATGACAACCTTAAGCGTGCATTCAGAAGCAAAAATACAGATTTAACAGGTGTAGGTATTAAGGAAGCTGAGGAAATAGGTAAGAAACTTGCTGGTGTTAAAATCAGCCAAATCATCTCTTCTCCTCTTCCTCGTACATTACATACATCTAATATCATCCTTTCTAAGCAACCAGGCGCTGTTACAAAAGCTAATGAAGCTACAATTGAAACTGTAAAGCAGGCTGCTGATAAGATGGGTATTACCATTGAAGGCTTAGCTGATTATGCTAAAAGAACAGGTTTAGACACTACATCTATTAATGGTGTAGCTGATTTAACAAGAGGTATTATAGCTATTGCTACAGGTAGAGAATCTATAGCTTTAACAGAGGAAGTGGTACACTTTGCCACAGCCATCCTGGAACAAACTAATCCTCAATTGATTACAACCCTTATCAGTAAGATTGATAAGTATAAAGTGTACAAGCAGACACTTGAAGCCTATAAAGGTAAGAAGCAATATCAAACCTCTGATGGTAAGCCAGATATACGTAAGATAAAGAAGGAGGCTGTAGATAAACTTATTGCTGAGGTGATAGTTAATCAAAGCCAAGGCTCTGAAGCTTATCCTGAGCTTGCATCTAAAGAAGCCAGAAACATCATTGAAGAATGGTGGAATACCATCCTTGATTACATTCGTTCCTTATATGGGAAATCAGACATCTCAATATTTGAGGATGTAGCACAAAAGGTGGCAAGAGGTGAGGTAGGGGGTAGGATAACTAATATCAAAGAAAATGGTCAATATTTCAATGTAGACCAAAAACCTGCTATTGATAACCTGTATGCCACTATTGTAAATAAGAATGATCAACTCCAGCTTAATCCTGAAACTCCTACAGATAAGCGTCATTACACCTTCAACGGTGAGAAGGTAGCTAAGTCAGTTACAGAAAAGGTGAAGGAAGGTCATAAGATGCCTGAAAGAGAAGGTATTGAAGCTCTTCAAGATGAACAAAAAAGACAGTGGGGTGAGGATGGTCACAAGTATTTAGAGAATTACATCACCCAGGTATTGATTGATAAAGATGGTTATAAGCTAGCTAAACCTAATGATACAGCTATCACTTCTAACTTGGATCCTAAAGTACAGGAAAAGGTGAGATTGTTTGCTAAAGAATTGATTAATTCCTATCCAGAAGGTACAAGATTCCTTGTTGAAAAGAAGGTAGTTAATGAGAAGGTGAAAGGAATGCTAGCATCTACAGTTGACTTTATTGCTTTAGTGCCAGATGCTAAGACAGGTGTTAAAGCTGATGTTCTTGACTGGAAATTCACATCTGTTAATAAGTCTCGCACTGATGATATTCCTTGGTATAAGAAAAAGGAATGGAATGAGCAGATGAATGAGTACACTAGAATAATGTACAACTATGGGTTAAAACCTAATCAATTAGGAAAAGCCAGGATGATACCTTTTATTCTTAACTCTGAATATAAGGTGATGGGAAGTCCTAAATCAGGACTTAAGATTGAGTCTATTGAGATAGGTAAACTTGACAGTAAAACTGAAACTAATCTCTATTTACTTCCTGTTCCTGTAGAATCTGAATCTACTGGAAATATTGAGGTGGATAAGCTTTTGAAGTCCCTAAGAGAGCATTATGAAAAGCTCTATAAGACACCTGTTTCCCCTGAAGAGAAGTCTCTGAAGGATATACAGATGAATGAGATTTCCAAGGCCATTCGTGTATTACATATGCAATTGGATTTTGAGCCTCTTGCATCTGTGGGTAAAACCTTCTTGAATAATGCTAATAAGACATTCAAAACCTACGAGGATGTAGATTATGATAAGCTTACACAAGATGAAATTGAGAAGATATTAGCTGATCTTATTGAGTATGAGAGAAGTGCTCTTAAGTTTAGTACACTAGATGAGGTGTTCTTATCACACTTTCCTAAGGAAGGTTTGGATAATGAACAACGACAACTATTACACTCTCTGGAGCAAATAGCAGCATCCACTGAAAGGATGGTTAAAAAGATTAGAGAGATACAGAAGAACTATGTGGTCCATTTGGCCCTTAAGAAAGACATCACTACAGAAGCTTCTAAGGAGACTATTTTGGATGCTGAAACTGAAATAGGATTCTTTGCTAAGACATTCTTGGAAGCATCTAAACTTTCATCTAAAGTTATCAAGCTTGCTGCCAATCTTATTATCAATGCTAAGAACTTGGTAGATATTAGAGTGAGTGAACTTTCTAATGAATATTCCAAGCTATTACAGGCTTTGGAAACAGAAGCTAAATCTGCTGGGAAGTCAGCTTTTGAGATGATTGGTAATGTAACAGATGGTGGTCTTAATCTTGTTAAGAAGATTGATAAGAAATACTATGATGCTCTGGCTGAAGCAAAAGCTTCTAAAAACAAGAAGTGGTTGACAGCTCAGATAGATGTAGAGAAATATAAAGAAGAAGTAAAGAACTTTTTAGATAAGGCTGAAAAGCGTATTAGAGAAACCCAGTTTTCCTCTGATAAGAGTGAAAATGATGTCCAGATAGAGGAGAGAATTATTAGGCTTCGTAACTCAGTGGATCTTAATAGATCAACCTTTGATGGATATGAGGGATATGATTTCAATCGTCTATATAGAGAAGCACTTATAGAAGAACCTCATTATTCTGAAGACTACAAGAAGATGGCCCAAAGTAAGGCTGCTCTTGATATGTGGAATTTCTATACAGCTTTGAATAAGAAAGCTAGAGAGATGGGATATTTACAGAACAAAGGATTATCCTTCTTCCCGTTGATTGAAGCTTCATTAATTGAAAAGCTAGGTAAGACAGATAATATTCTTACAGAGGGTAAAGACTTCTTTAAAGATATGTTCACTGCTAGAATTGATGAGGAAACTTCATTATCTAAAATAGACAAAGAAACTGGTGAGGTGAGAAAGGAAATTCCTAAACTCTTCACCCGTACAAACAAAGCTACACATCAATTATCTACTGATCTTAATAGGGTGGGGGTGTTGTGGATTAAGGCTCTATTAGAATATGAAAGTTCTAAAGAAATAGAAAACACCCTTTTGACACTCTATTCCATAGAGAAAGCTAAAGGTCATTTGGTAACAGATGCTAACCAGGAGGTTATATTTGAGGGTGGTGTTCCTAAGGTGGATGACAAGTCTAACAAGAACGCTGATATTCTTCAAACTATTATAGATGATGCTATATACGGACTTAAGGAAAACCTTACATCCGTAGGTAATGTTGGACTTGGTAAGGTGACGGAGAAGTTTCAGAAAGACGAAGAGGAAAGAGAGAAAACTAAACTCTCTATAAAGAAGAGTCTACAATCTGGTAATAAACTTACGCAATCGTTAGCTGTGGGATTGAAACTCCTAGTAACCATTCCTAACTACTTTGGTAATAATATGCAAGCTCATATTAATGCTGGTAATCTATATACATCAGGTGAATTTCAAAAGAATAATCTTAAGCTTACAATACCATATGCACCTGGATTTAGTGATATACAAAAAGCTTTATTAGATTTATTCATTCCTTTGAATGATAATATAGCTGTAGAGAAACGTAGAGAATTAGCTAAAAAACAAGGATTGTTAAAGTATTTGAGCACATGGACTTTTCATGATGTTATGATGGCTACCAACTCCTTTCCTGAACGAAAGCTCCAGTTAGCCAATGCATTATCTATTCTTGATAATACAATGGTGGTAGATGGTAAACTGGTTAATATCAGACAACATCTTAAAGCCCTTGACAGACAGACAAAATATACTCTATCTGAAGGGGAGAGAAAAGTTTTAGAGAAATCGTTTGAAGACCGTGTACAAGCATTAAAAGAGTCTTCTGCTTTGAGCAAAATAGTTAAAGTGGAAGGAGACTCTATATCCATACCTGGGGTATCAAATGAAGAAATAGCTAAATACAGAGTAAAGATTATAGAATATAACCGTAATAACTCTGGTCAGATGAGTGAGAATAACAAAGCTGACTACCGTAGGGATACAATTCTAAAGTCCTTTATGATGTTCAAAGGTTGGATTCCTAAGCAAATAAGCCTTCGCACCCTGGATATTCAAAAGAACACTGAATTAGGGGAATGGGAATATGGTAGAGCTAGAGCTTTTGCTAAAACCTGGGCTTTCATAGGACTTAAGAATATAGGTGATATGAGAGACATCATCCTTGGAACTGAGAAGGGATTGGCTATTCTTAACGAAATGCTCCAAGAAAAGAAAGATGCTTACTATCGTAAGACAGGTCAACAGCTTGAAATCACAGAAGAGGAGTTTTATGACCTTATGCGTACAGCGCTAAGTAACCAGATAAAGGAGCTTATTCTATTATTCTCATTGTTAGGATTATTAGTAGCAGTGAAGGCAGCAGCACCTCCAGATGATGAAACTGACAAATATACCATTAACAGGTATAAGTTCTGGGCCAAGGCTGCTAATAAGATAACAGACGAATTATGGTTCTATTACAATCCTCTGTCATTTGAGAGTATGACTAAAGGATCTGTACTTCCTTCCTTGGGACTATTAACCAAGGCTGAAAAGGCTATTTCTGCTATAGCTTTAGAAACCTATGCTATTTCAGCAGGAGATGAGAAGCTTGAAGAGAAGACTCATCCTACTAAATACATCCTAGATTTGATCCCTGGACCTTCACAATTCAATAAAGAAATATTACCTGTCATTGACCCAGAACTAGCTAAAGAGCTTGGAATCAGGGTAACAGAACAAGCAAGACAGAAATAATAGCTATTGCTATATTAAGGATACTATTACAACTTAGATCTTTCTATTTCCATTATTTTACTTACTTTTGTACCATATGAGAACTGCCGCAATTTGCCCCACCTGTGCCACTTATCAGAATGCAGCCTGCATTATATATGACGGTTTATACCTCAGTAATCTGAATGTAAACCCTCTGGATGCTTTGGATGTAATTCTGGGTAAAATTAACACCAGCCTAGAAACTTTCACAGGTTCAGGCGTCCCTACAGCTATTCCTAAATATATAGGAGAGCTGTATTTGGATACAACTAATGACATTCTTTATGTAGGATTGTCTACAGTTGTAGCTAACTGGGCTAAGGTTGCTTTAACTACTACCACCACTACTACTACATAATGCTATGTTGCATCAAACAAAAACCCTCCCTATGATACACACAATGGTTCCAGGATGGAAACTCTTTGGAATATTCTTATACACATTCTTATTAAAATGGATTCCTTTATTCTTGGTAGCTGTCACTTCCAAGAATATATTATTCATTTTTTTCATTATAATGATGTTCCTTCCAGAAATGGGAATGCTCTTTAATAAGAGTTTTCGCATGTGGGTAAAATCTGGTGTAGAAGATAGCGATGGTCAATTCAATAGTGAAGACTTAGCCAACCTCTTAAGGCACTACTCAACTCTCTGGTGTGCTCGTTTATACGTACTATTTGGACTATTGGAAGCTTTTTATCACATTGAAGTAAGAGAGATTTTCGTCATGGGTTCTTTAGCTGGAGCCTTTGGTATTGAAGCAATAGGCTTCCTGACCAAGAAAAAGTAAACCCCTTGAAATCTATTCTACATGAATGTAAACTGTGGAGCACCTGTATGTCCTATTATTCTATCTAGTAAATGTGTATTTTACGAAGGGCCAGATCTTGTCTATACAGGAATAACCACTAATGATAACCTAGAAGATGCTTTACAAAAGATAAATGCAGCTATAGGTTTTGCTGAAACAGGTTATGCTTATCAGAATGGTGTACATATTGAAACCTCTAATATAGTAGAATTAGGAGGCTCCCTTCTACACGACACTCATATATCAGGAGTATTTACGCTTTCATTTGACGGCTTTTTACAAGCTGCTAAATTCATCACTACAGGAGGTTTAGCCTCTCAATTTGTCAAGGGAGATGGTTCTCTTGATCCCACCGTATATCAAATAGCAGGAAATTATATTACAGCTTTAACAGGGGATGGAACAGCATCTGGCCCTGGTAGCTCTGTATTGACTTTATCCACTGTAAATGCCAATCCTGGCACTTATGGAGATAGTGGTACTGTTCCTGTTGTAACAGTTAATAATAAAGGACTTGTCACCAGTGTCACCACTACAGCTATTAATTATCCTTCCCAGAGTGTAAGTATAGGGGGGGATATTACAGCTAATGGTTTTACAGGAGCGCCTATTACAGCTACATTACAAACTGTCAATCCTAATGTATTTGGAACCAATAGTTTATTGAAATTTGCTGTAAATGGTAAAGGACTTGTTACTTCGGCTGCCCTTATTACTAGTCTAGATTTAGATGGTATATATGGGTACACCCCTGTTCCTCCTAGTAGGACACTGACTATTAATGGACAAACCTATGATTTGTCAGCTAATAGAACCTGGACAATCAATAGTATAACTACTATTACAGTTAATGCTCCTCTATCTTCTACAGGAGGTTATACACCTGTTATCAGTATATCTCAAGCTAACTCTACTACAGATGGATATTTATCCAGTGTAGATTGGAACACCTTCAATAACAAGCTTTCCTTAATAACAGGCTCTGCTCCTATTGTTATTACTGGAGGTAATAACGTAACTATCAGTAAAGCTACTAATGCAGTAGATGGTTATTTAAGTGCTATTGATTGGAACACCTTTAATAATAAGCAAGGTGCTATAACTCTTACTACTATTGGTTCAGCAGGCCCAGCCACTTTAGTTGGTAATACTCTTAATATTCCCAATTACACTCCTTTAGTATCCTATGTAACAGCAGTTACAGCCTCCTCTCCTTTGTCTTCCTCTGGAGGTACATCTCCTAACATTTCTATACAGATAGCTAATGGCTCACAAGATGGCTACCTATCTTCTGTAGATTGGAATACTTTTAATAACAAACAGTCTGCTTTAACTTTTGGAAATCTAACAGATTCAGGTACAGATGGTATTACTGTCACTAATGGCACTGGTGCTGTAATTGGAACTGGAACTAGTATTTCACAACAAGTGGCTAATGCTAGCCAGAATGGATATTTGTCTTCCACTGACTGGAATACGTTTAATAATAAACAAGCTGCTGGTAACTACATTACAGCACTAACAGGAGATGCTACAGCTAGTGGACCAGGTTCTGCTGTATTAACATTAGCTACAGTGAATGCTAATGTGTATGCAGCAAACACCTTCTTAAAATTTGCAGTGAATGGAAAAGGTCTTATCATCTCAGCCACTCCTGTACTTTCTGCGGACATTATATCAGCTTTAGGATATACACCTTACAATGCTACCAATCCTGCTAATTATATCACACTTGCATCTTTATCAGCCACTGCTCCAATTGTCTATAGTGCTGGTAATTTCTCTCTTGACACTACTAAAGTTCCTTATATACCAGGAGGATTCTCTAACGGATTCCTAAAATGGAATGGAGCTTCATGGATATTTGATAATTCCACCTATTTAACAACAACAGCAGCCGCATCCACCTACTTAGCGCTAGCTGGGGGAACAATGACAGGTAATCTCATCCTGAATGCTGATGCTACATTAAGTTTACAAGCTGTCACTTTACAACAATTAAATGCTGCTGTATTAGGGGTATATAAACTCCAAGGAGGCTATAATCCTACAATAACCAGCCTCTATCCTGTAGCTGCAAATACGACAAACCCTGTTTCTGCAATAGTTAAGCAAGGAATGATTTGGAGCATTACAGCAGATGGTACTATTAATGGTATTCCTGTATTCCAAGGAGATGAGGTGGTGGCATTAGTAGATAGTCCAGGACAGACTAACGCTAACTGGAATATTATAGACAGAAACATTGGATATACACCACTGTCTA